ACTTACCTTCCTGGCCGAGCTGATCGCATTGATAACATCGATACCGGCAATAATTTTTTCCGCAGTTGACAAATTACGATACGGAACACCATTCATCATCAACTCACAGGTTTCCTTGATATCATCGGTCGATAAGGTTTTTGTGAAAAGCCTGAAGCTGACAAACTTAAACATTCCGTTTGTATGTGCAGTACCTAATTCCGCAGCAGTAGTGCTCCACAACTTAACCAACGATTTTTTACGCTGCAGATCATCGACAAGATGACGAGCCGTATCACGCTCTGCAGTCAACCTTGCAATCCGCTCACGAACTTCGGATTCGGTTTTGATCTTGGCCAAAGTTTCGTTTGCAGCAGACAATGCTTTCTGATAAGGCTCTAACTTGTCATCGATAATCCGGAGCTGTACCTTTACGTCAAGCTGGAGTTCTTCCAATTTTCGTTTATTCAAATCAACTCGATCACGAACATTCAAGAATCCTTCCATTGCTTCAAGCGGTCTGGCTTTGCTTACTGCAGCTGCCATTGCATCTAAAATTTCCCGTTTTAAAGCTGGAGCTTCAACCTCTAAGCCAGAATACTTATTGATTTCAATTAACAGCTTCCGGTTTTCTTCAACCAGTTTTCTTTTTTCCTCGCTCAGTTTCTGCCCTTCTGCATCAATATCACCTAAACTTTGACTTTTACGCATGTTGAACTCTTCCAGCATTTTACCTGTCATTCCAGCGTCATATGGACGATGGCAACACGGACATTCTGTCTCGTCAAAGATTTCTTCATCGATTTCAGCCCATTGCTTCCGCAACCCTTCAAGAGTTGTATCAATATTTTTAATACGATCTTCACTGATACGATACTGCTGCCGCAGAGGTCGTACACGTTCGGCCGCATTTACGACGTCACTGTCCAGAATGGCCATTTTTTCTAAATACGGCTTTTTGACCTCAGCAATCAATTCCCGATGTTTGGCTTTAATTTCTTCCATCTTTGCTTCAAGAGCTGAATTTTGATCGGTAATATTTTTTACTGCAGTACCACTGACAATAGCTGCACGTTCTTCTAATAGTTCGTCAACAGGCTTCTGTGCCAATAAAATACGTTCCCTGGCCTGTTCTTCCAACACCTTAATATCATCAACTCCGGTTAATGCTTTACTGGCTTCATCGATCCTAATCTTGGCTTCATTGATAGTTTTAATATGCATGTCCAGGTCCTTTTGGACGATGTTAGCAAAATCTGTAAGACCATGTTTCTCTACCGCCGTTCGGATCTCTTCAAGCTCCGGCTTTTCTGCAATAATATCGGTAGCCGTAACTTCACCGCCCAACGCCATGATTTCTTCCCGCTGCTCCTTCCAATGCAAACCTGGAAAATAGGCTGGATCACTCGTCAAGCGCAGCAAGTCTAAATTCACATATTCCTGTACCCAAGTGTCAAACTGCCCTGCCTTTTTTGGCGCACCATCAATAAAATACAAGGTTGTGTTCCCGCGCAATTTCTTCGGCGCCGTTCCCGTCGAGGTCGACCAATCCTCTCGCAATACTCGCGTCAAAGTATATTCCACTCCTAAAATATCAAGAACAGCTTCAACTGTTACATCAACGTCATGAACAGGTTGTCCCTTTTCGTCAAAAGGTCTGAAATCAACATCTTGGCGACCATAGCTATCCTTACCAGTCAGAAGCCAGAAAAAAGCGTCTTTGATCGATGTTTTTCCGGTACCATTGGCACCGAAAATATTAGTCACCGTTTCTGAAAAATCAATCATAAACTCACGATGACCCTTGAAATTGGTCAGTTTAAGCCTTTTGATTTTCATACGTTAACCACCTTCTTTAAATAAATTCCTTCGTTAGTAACATTAAAAACTAAAGCATCACCAATACTAACATTATCTCTATGACGATCTATTAAATACCAGCGATCAAAGCGTCTATTCTTAATCTTGATTGGACGGTCGAATGTTACCTCATCGCCGCTTCCGTAATTTTTGATATTTTTAACTTTAACAGTCAGTCGTTTTTCTGCCATAGCACTTGCCCCCTTTGCCTATATTCAATCATCGGTAACATCAAATACTCTCCACTACCTACCGGCATCCCTTTTGATATGCCACTATCCTTGTTTTCTTCTTGCAGGATCTGAATATACTCACGCAGATCCATTTCTTCCGGAGCAAATTTTTTTGCAATATCCCACAACGTATCATTACGTTGTACGGTATACGGAACATAGGTTGTGATCACCGGTACCGAGCTGAAGAAAAACCACAGCAAGCAAAGCTCAATGATGAAAGCTGCAGTAATACATGCTATAATAGGGGCGTAAGAGGGTTCGCATACTTTTCTTACGTTTTGCCCTGGTTGACTGTTCCCGCAGCCGCCAGGGCTTTTTCCATTTTTAGCAGCACTCATCATTCTCTACCACCTTTAACCATTTATGTCGCTTGGCCGCTTTAGCGAGATTTTTTTCTGCCTTTTCCCGACTCTCCGACCAAATACCCTCTGGTCCGCGATACCTTAACCGTTTTTCTTTTCCACCAATCTTTTGATAAAAAATATTCCATTCATTATCAAAAAAATTATGCTCAACAAAATATATCCTCTCACCGTCTGTATATCTCATATTTGAGCACCCCCAAAAACATTACGCATAATAAATTGCATCAAACGTTTACGTTGGGCCATTGGATCCAAAACACACTTGGCATCCATACTGTACCAAATTTGTTGCAATTGACTTAATTTAAAATTTTTAGCAGGCTTCCTGCGATGAATACGATTAGCACCTTTGTTTTTCAAAATAATCACCTCGTTTTATAGTTTCTAAGCATCTTGGATCCGTAACAGCTCCTGTCGTCTCTGCAGACAATCACTGTTTTCTTCTGACTTTCGTCCCATATTTTGACGAAATTTTTCCCTGTCAGATCTCGGCCGCAAATCGAGCACTTTCGTTTTTTGCTCACTATTATCAACCTCCACAACGTCATCAAATAAATGATTCTCAAACGCATATCGCACTGCAATTCTGGCCAATACGCGGAAAGCATAATCGGTTCGTAAAGCTTCAGGATTTACTACTTCTAACGTTCTTTGTACTGCCATCGGTATCACTCCCTTCCGGAGCCGGAATTTTGGCTTCTTCTTGGGCGGTAAGAAGGGTATCATCAAATAGTTTTTTTGCACTACGTATATTTAGCCCAGTGATTGCTGAGCGTGCGAGATTGATACGTTCATGCATATTCAATTCTTTAGGTTTAGCTGGAACCGATTGAGCTTCTGTTTCACATTTGAGCGGCTCTATCCCCCTTGATACCAGCTCCACGCCAAGAAGTTTGTATGTGTTTAGACCTTCTGCTTCGAAAGATATAACATCATTCTGACGAATATCGAGAGCCTTGATTTCATCCAGAGAAAGATAATGGCATAATTTAAATGGATGCCCATCATTATCGGCAGGTGGATGGAATATCATCAACGCACCGCGATCTTCTGGAATAATAATCCCTACTTTTCTTTTGATAATTTTTGACATAATTAAGTCCTCGCTTTCTGTTTTTTCTCCATATGCTATAATTTACTTACCGACACTACCAATGCCGGTAATCATTAAGCAAAGGAGATGAATATTATGACTGAACAAATCAAAGAATGTTTTTTCTGTAAAACCCAAAACACAGTTTCAGAAGGTGTTCTCAACTGTAAAAAATGCGGCCGCGAACTTTTTAATTATTGTGACAACCCAAACTGTCAAAAATATAGTAAAACTATTCCCGATGATAGTCTGATGTGTCCATACTGCGGAACGTACTCCCATTTTTCAAATAAATCTTATTTCCGCAACCTAAAATGTGTAGTTTGCAGTCACGAAGAAACAACTAACTTAGATGCAGAATTTTGTGCTAAATGCGGTAGTTTATTACAAAATAAATGCACCAACAGTAATTGTGTTATGAATAACGGATTTGAAGCAGAATTAGGCCCTCACGATAAATACTGTTCAGAATGTGGTGAAGAAACATTATTTTTCAAAAAAGGCTATTTCACAAAAGACAAATAATCTATAAGTCCCCCACAATAAGCACATTTACTTGGGGGATCATTAATATCCTTAATTCTTTCGTGAACAATCATTTTGCAATGAGGACAAAGCATTTCAATACTTGCGTAACTGCCAACGCTACGGCCTGAAAGATTAGCCTCATTGAGCAGCGATGCCGCTAATCCTAAAATAATAGTTGCTTCGTCATAAGGAAGGCTGGTAATACTTTGTAAAGTATTATCTAAAGCCTTCCTTCTTTTTACGCTGTTTTCTAGCCATTTATCCATAAGCGGCAACGAGTTGCCTAACGGTTTTTTTAACATCTTCGCACCTCGCTCTTCCTTCTTGCGTTTACGCAAGTTATTGTCCAAAAAAAATAATGTCTGCTGTATTAAGATCTAAATTAAGTACATTTTTGCTTATCTGAATTTCTGCACGAGTAAAATCGCTTTCACCGTTTAATTTACGGTAAAGAGTGGTATAGTTGATTCCCAGCTCATTTGCAAATGCCTCTAATGTCATACCATTCTCTTTGATCTTATCAACTAATAAGTCTTTGTTTAACATATCCTCGCCCCCTTTCTTTTCTTGCATTTACGCAAGTAAATGATAACACGCTTAAATTTTATTGTCAATGCGTTTTCGCAATATTTTCAAAAACCATCTTGCGTTTTTGCAATATTGATGTTAATATTTATTTAAAGAGGTGGAAACAATGACTATTTCGGACATTAAAGAAATTATCAAAAACAGGCGAATTGAATTAGGATTAACGCTTAAAGAAGTTGCAACAGCTGTTGGTGTAAGCGAAGGTACAGTTTCACGTTGGGAATCAGGCAATATTACCAATATGAAACGAAATAAAATTGCAGCCTTAGCTAAAACATTGCAAATTCCACCTACTACTATCATGGGATGGGAAGATGATACTCAAAAACATCAAGAATATTATTTGAATCCAGAAACGGCAAAACTGGCTCAAGAAATTCACGATGATCCTGAGCTAAGGATACTCATGGACGCGTCTCGTGATCTTGAACCAGAAGATATCAAATTTGTCGTTGATCTTGTAAAAAAACTCAAACTAAAGGAACGTGGAGACCATGCTGACTGAGAAAGTCCTATTATACCCTCTTCCCCATAAAATCAAGGGCTTTATCTGCGCCGATGTGGAAGGCGAAGAAGTGTTTATTTTGAACTCACGACTGACTAACGAAAGTAACCGCGATACCATGCTTCACGAAATATGTCACAAACAGCATAACGATGTTTATCGCTGTTGCTGCGTTAATAAAGTAGAATACCAACGACACCAAAGGGGATGAATTAACTGGATACTAAAGAAATTGCAAAAGACACATTAGACAGAACAATTAATTTCGTCAATAATTGCGATTCAAAAGCTTCTGTAGCATTAGGGTTCATTGGAATTTTATTAACTATTATTTTCACTAACGAAACTATTAGCCATATTATTATATTTGCTAAATTTTTATTAAATTCTACCTTATGTTGGGATACCTTTCTTCTGATCATTGGTATAATTTCTATTCTTTTTATTTTAGTTGGAATTCTTTATTTAATTTTATCTATTTTCCCTAAGGTAAATTGTGACAATTATTTTAAAAAACATGTAAATCTTGAACCTAATTCATTATTGTTTTTTGGTACAATTGCCAATAATGATTTTGATGCATTCAAAACCCGGTTTGATTCAGTTGACAAAGATACCCTTTTAAATGATTTACTATCACAGATATACCTTAATAGTTGTATATATGAAATAAAATTTAAAAGGTATAAAAAGGGGCTTTTTTTCTCGGTTCTTGGAGTATTTATCTTTATTCTTTTAGCTTTAATAGCTTGCTTTAAGGCATAAATTAAAAGGAGATGAAAGAATGTCAGATTATGATTACAAAGAAGGCAAAAAAAGAATCCAGGACATATTAAACAACAAACTATCTGTTAATGAGCAAGATTTAATTCCCAATGAATCACAATTCACTTTTGAAAACGCATATTACGGTTGGGTTACTGCAATATTTGTGGATATACGGAATTCAACAAAACTGTTTAGTGAAGGCGATAAAGAAAAAGTTTCCAAAATTATACGTAGTTTTACTTCTGAAATTATAGAAATTTTAAGAAAAGATGAAAATTTACGAGAAATAGGAATCCGCGGTGACTGTGTATATGCCATATATACCACGCCTTTCCAATTAAATATATACTCTTGCTACCAAAAAACATTTACCATAAATACATATTTATATATGCTAAATGCATTATTAGCTACAAAAAATTACCCCCAAATAAAAGTAGGAATCGGTATGGCATCTGACCAAGAACTAGTGGTCAAAGCAGGAAGAAAAACTACCGCGATAAATAATTTAGTCTGGATTGGCAAAGCTGTCACCAAAGCAGCAAAATTATCTTCAATCGCTAATAAAGAGATATTAGAACCAATTTGTTACTCAGATTTAAGTTATAATAACATCATTGAGATTCTAGCCAAAAGACTTCCTGATGAAAACGTCCGCAGCTGGTTTAATAAACATTCTTCTTTGCATTTAGAAACTTATTACTCAACCAGAGTCATTCATCCTGAATTTTATGAATGGATAACCAATGGAATGAAAGACTAAATAAAAAATGACCGCCGGCGCGCCAACGCCGAACGGTCGTGTAATTTGCCAACCTCACAAGTTAAGGCCCATTACGTTATTATTATATCATAACGTAAATGGCCTTGCTATCCCCTACCTATTTTCAAGGGATACAAGGTCAAATTTTTTGCCCTTTTTTACTATTTCTGTCAAATAAATTAACAAAAAATAAGGAGACTTACCATGGAAAGAGCTGTAATTTATGCACGTTATTCAAGCGATCATCAACGCGAGGAAAGTATCGATGCCCAGGTACGGGCCTGTCGTGAATATTGCCAACGTAAAGGATACCTAGTCACAAAAATCTATGCCGATGAAGCCAAGAGCGGTAAAAGTATTGCCAAAAGAGAGCAGTACAAAAAAATGCTTTCTGATTCTCAAAAGAATCTTTTTGATGTTGTCGTTTTTCACAAAATAGATCGTAATTCCCGTAACGAGCTCGATTATTATTTAACGAAAAATCAACTCATATCTTCCGGGATCAAATACGAATACGCTGCACAAAACATTGACACATCTCCAGCTGGCCAAATGGTTGAAGGTATACTTGTTGCTGTAGCTGCAAATTATTCCCGCAATCTCGCCGAAGAAACAAAAAAAGGGCTTAAAGAGAATGCTCTAAAAGCCTTATTCAATGGCGGACGGCCTCCTTTAGGTTTTGAAATCAACCAAGAGAATAAATATGTAATAAACGATTATGAAGCTGGTGCTATCAGGATCATTTTTGATTTATACCTCAAAGGCAAAGGTTATCATTATATCATAAGTCAACTTAATTCATTGGGATACAAGACCCGTGAAGGGCGTAAATTCGGTAAAAATAGCCTTTATGATATCTTACGCAACCCCAAATACTGTGGAACATACACTTTCAATAAAGTAAATAAAGACCCTTCTGGAAAAAGAAACAGCCACAAAATCAGTGAAAATACTATTATTGTCGAAGATGCAATCCCTGCTATAATTAGCAAAGAAGATTTTAGAAAGGTGCAGGAAAAAATGAATCAAAACCGTTACCGAAGTGCTGCTTATAAATCCAAAGAAACATACCTTTTAACAGGCAAAGTATTCTGCGGAATCTGCGGAGCTGCTATGAATGGTCATCGAGCAAGCTCAAACGGGAAAAAATATGTTTACTATACTTGTTCAGGCCGTGATCGCCTAGGCACCAGTGCTTGCCAAAATAAAGTAGTCCCACGTGATGATTTGGAAGAACTTGTATTACTGACCATAGAACAAGAACTTTTGTCTGAGAACAGCTTAAAAAAACTCAAAGATACTATCGAAATGGAATACCAGGCAGTCGCCAATGAATATGCCGATGAAGCAAGTTCTCTTTCAGAACAAAAAGCGATAGCCGAGCGAAAGCTTAATAACCTTTACACTGTAATAGAGCAAGGAACGGCCGATGAATATGATCTCGAACGACTGGCTGCAGTCAAACAAGAACTTTCGCAAATAAAAGAAAAATTAGCAAAATGTGCCGGCGCAAACTCTATTGCAACTATAAATCCAGCTCACATCGAAAAAGTTTTAAAAGTTTGTCGAAAGATGCTTTTTAAAAACATCACCAATGAAAGCTTAAGAATGCTATTTGATGATTTGGTGAATAAAATTACAATCGACGCAAAAAAAATAACACTCCAGTTAAAACTAGAGTGTTCAGGTACGTATGGTGCCGAAGGCCCGTACAATACTATACCGCAAAAATTTACGCTTACTTTTATTAGGCCGCGTCCTCTCACTGTTCGACAGCAACAGGCGCAGAAGAAACTTAATCCAGCAAATATCTGATTATATCCTGGCACTCTACCGGCAATAGCTGCCGTTGGGTTGTCAGGATTTTTTCTAACCTGCATCGAGCAGCACTAAGTAAATTATATGCACTTTCTTTCGTGACCTTCAGATCAGCTGCTATTTCATATCGAAGCTTCCTTGATATACCATAATTTCAGGATCCTCTCATCCCTGATTTTTAATCCTGCAGCTGGCAATAAAATTTCAAAGGCTCCTTTATGCAGGCCATCAAGTTTATTAACAAAATTACTGCGGCCCATGCCGTAATTATAACATAAAAACTTTAAATCAAATTCTATTTTCTACCCAATTTTCTAAAATTTTGACATTAGACTGCGCGGGGGGTTGGCGACCATCGTTGAGCCCCCCACCCCCAGGAAGGACCCGCCCCATAATAACAATGAGCCTATCTTCGCAACACACATACCGCTTGCAGCCCACCACGCTTGCCACAGTGCTTGTCAGCTTTAGTGTGCGACATTTTCTATTCATACAAATATAAAACAAAGCAGAGCCAATCTATATGTTAGGTCAGCCCTGCCAGTTTGAAATGATATGAAGTTTTACCGTTTATAATTCTTGGCCATCTTTTAGCACGAATGTTATCTTACATTCGCAACCCAAAGCCGCTGCTATTGCACGAAGCTCATCTTCGCTATAATTATTGCGTTTCATTTTGTTTGATAAGTTTTGCCGGGTCTGCCCTGTTTGCTCCGCCAGCTCGCCGGCCGTCATATTATTACGCTTTAATAACACTTTGATTTTTTCTGTTGTGGTTAACATTTTTCCGCCCCCTTTTGTCGCCTTTGATTATACACTTTATAGTTTAATTAGTCAATTTTTATTTTGCATAATACACGATTATTTTAAATATTTTATTGACAAAATACACTTTAAAGTGTATAATATATATAGAAAGTGAGGTGAGAAAACAATGTGGATTTAGAAAAGCTAGAGAGAATCTCCCAAATAATCGCAAACCTTGCAATTATTGGCACCTTCGCCATAGCGGCGATTGAAACCTGGGAGAAAAGGAAAAAG